CGACGACAACGGCCCAGAGTCTATCGTCTGAGTTTCGACAGAATGTGGATTCTTTGTTGGTTGCTGCGAACGCAGTTGAATCGGTGCTTTCGAGCGCCACCGTTGATTACTCTGCCTTTGATGGGCAGACTCCCGCGTATCCTCTTGCCACGAAGCAAGATCAACAGGAGTGGGCCAGAACGCTTGTAAGTGCTGGCAGCATCTCCGTTGGAGGGAAGGTTGTGACGTTGAAGGAGTGGAATGAGCCAATGCGCCTGGCTGCCGCCGCCCGACAGATGTCACTGCCGACCTTTTGCCGCCATTTCCGCAAGGAAGTCGGAGAACAAGCCTCCGAGTTGCAGCAAGGAGTACACCTTTGGGGAGCGCGCACCACACCCGGCCATGGTCAGCGGGGTGGTGCGCTGCCCGCTGCTCAATGAACGATGAGCTAGCGGGTGCCGGCGAGGGCATCACGATACGTCGTGCACTGCTGGTTGTCGTGTTGATCGTGCCCACCATAGTGGCCGCCTTTATTGCGTTGTGGCTACTTTGGGTGGTGGTGACTTACACACTCGTTTTAGCGTTTGTGTTCCGCCAGACCTTGGCACATATGATCTACGACTTCATCATGTGGTACTACGATGGATCGTGGCGCCGGTTGCGCCGGGTCCAACACCTCAATGTGGTTGTTCGACAGACTAGCTTAGTAACGGAGCAAAATCTGACGGATGACTACTTTGGACAGGTGTTGATGCCGAACGGCGAGGTACAAGCAATGTTGACCCACCGTTTCGAAGACGCTATGGCGAATCGTGACATCCGCCAGCGCTCTCGCATTGTCAGGTTGTGTGCCCTGATGGTGCGGGGGGGTTTAGGAGCGAACCCTGAACGTCGCTCGGAGGCTCAGATGGCGGTAGCCGAGGAGTGGTTGCGCCGCCAGCTGAGGGAACTTACTCTCAACAGCATGCGTTATGCTGACATGGCTTGGATTGTCCCAGTGTCAGTAGAACTTGCCTACAACTATATGAGTGTGGATGAAGATATAGCACTCATTCGGAAATCACGGGTCATTGCCTCGCTCCGTGAACGTGCTTTAGGCACTGGATACCTCCGGATTGTTGATAGGGTGATGCAGCTGTATGAGAATGTGGTTCCAGGACATTGAGTCCGCCTCGCTGCAGTACCCGCGGTGACAGCCAAGACCAGTCTGGTGCACCCGGATGTGGTTGTGCTGCAGCAGGGCGGCCTTGTCAAGCCCCGGAGTGTGTATCGAATCCTTGGCGTCGAGCATCTCTGGGCAGTCCATAACAACGACCTACCGACCTTGGTACGTGGTGTGATGACTCGCATCATGTATGTGAAGGGGCCAGGTGGCGCTTGGGTCGCGCCGCCGGAGCCAGCGGCGGGTGTGTTCCGGCGGTTTAGGAGGGTGGTACGGAAACTTGCTCAAGAGGTTGGCGATGTTACCCCCATGGGTGTTGGAGAGTTCCCCCAACACTACCGTGGGCGTAAGCGCACGATCTATGAGCAGGCGGAAATATCCCTTACCGGCTTGCCCGTAAGCAAGCGTGATGCTATTCTCTCTTCATTCATTAAGTTGGAGAAGATTAATTTTAAGGAGAAGGCGGATCCAGATCCGCGCATCATTAACCCACGGAAGCCTCGCTATAACGTTGCAGTTGGACGGTACTTAAAAGTACTCGAGGAGCGAGTATACAAAGCCATAGACGCCCAGTTTAGGAAACTTGGAGGGACTAATAGGAGCGTCGCGAAGACTAGAAACTTTGAGCAGAGAGCGTGGATGTTACGTTGCAAGTGGTTAACATTCCGGGATCCCGTTGCAATCCCGCTCGATTGTTCGCGCTGGGATCAGCACGTTCGTCGGGAGGGGTTGCAACTCGAGCATTCACTGTACAACATGTTGTTCCAATCGCCGGAACTCGCGGAGCTGTTGACTTGGCAGCTGTCTAACCGAGGATTCGCGCGGGCGCGGGACGGTGTGCTGAGGTGGAAAATCGACGGGATGCGTGCATCTGGTGACATGAATACAGCTATGGGTAATGTCATCTTGGTGTGCGTTCCGCTTTTGCATCTGCGCCAAACTCTGGAGTTTCGCTTCGAAGTTGCTGATGATGGAGACGATTGTGTCTTGATTTGTGAGAGGGGGGATGTTACGGCCCTTAGAGATGCTGTGGTGCAGTTGTTTACGGACATGGGACATGAGCTCAAGGTGTCACCACCGGTTGATGTGTTTGAGCAGATTAAGTTCTGCCAGACCCAACCAGTGTTTGATGGCCAGAAGTGGACCATGGTCCGTGACCCCCATACTGCTATTGCCAAGGATCTCACTACCACTCACGACCTACGGGATTTGAAAACGTACCGTTGGTATGTAGGCACAATTGGAGAAGCTGGCCAACATCTTGCGGGGGGTATTCCAGTTTGGGATTCCTTCTACCGCCGCCTTGAAAGTTTGGGTGGCGGGTGTGGGTCAATGTGGACGGAGGACGCGTTCACAGCCAATTCGGGCTTCTTGATTCAATCGCGGAAGATGAACCGCGTGGGTCGTCCCATCACGGATGCCGCCCGAGTCTCCTTCTGGCGGGCATTCGGGATCCAACCATTCCAGCAAGTGCTACTGGAACAGCAATTTGGCGATGCGTTTGAGCACGGACGCGTCTCGCGGGCACCAGTTCTCCAG